AGTACAAAAATAACCACCGGGAGAGCTGGAGTAGTAATCGATACAGATCTTCAGCAGTTTTATACTGGATTCATCGATAAGGTAGCTCCGAACGCGCGAGCTATCATCGATGGAACCCTCGAGCAGATTGAGCGCGAAGCGATTCGAGATTGGCCAGTAAGACAACCCGAGATCCGAACCGATAGAGATGGGAAGATCGTATTCTTCAAGCGAACTTCGAAGGAATCTTGGAAGAAGTTCGAGCGCGGTTATCGGATTACTCCCGATGGAGGATTCGAGGGTTATCTTCGAAATACCGCTCCTTACTCATGGGCTATCAAGTTCGGAATCGAATCGGAGAATAATCAGGGAAGGGAGATTATCCAGCCTACAGGAAGAAGGGTAGCTCAGGAGCTCATGGTTAAACCACAGAAGAAAGAAGCGAAGAAGGTTGTCGAGGCTCTCGCAGATGATCTCATGCGGAGGATATAATGGCTGAAGAGAAACGATCGATTAATATCGCGTATAAAGCGGATCTCAAGGATCTCATCGCGAAGCTTAAACAGATGCCCAACGTAACCGAAGCGGAAGCTCGGAAGATGGTAGCCGCTCTCGATAGGCAACTGAAGCAAGCGGAGAAGGCATCGAAGAAGGCCGCGGAAGCATCCAAGAAGGCCGCGAAGGAAGCAGCGAACGCAGCTCGAAGAGGAGCGGGAGACTTCGATAATCTTGCGGATAGCGCGCGGAGAGCAGAGGAACGATTAGATCGGGTCGCGGAATCCTCCGGAGATATCGATCGCGGTTTCTCCTCAGTAGGTTTAGCTCTTCGGGGAGTGAATCCACAGGTAGCAGAGGCCGCGGATGGGCTCGCAGATATGTTCGCAGTAGTGGAAGGCTTAACGATGAGCGTAACGGCCTTGAATCCTGTAGTCGTAGCTGCTGGGGTTGCTATTGGGGCCTTGACTCTGGGATACGTAGCGCATCAAGCGGAACTCGAGAAAGCGAAGCAGTTAACTCTCGATCTCAAGGATGCCCAGGAGGCTCTCGCTACTTCTCAGTTAGAGCAGGAAGATAATCTCGTAGATGCTGGAGCGAAGGTTCGAGATCTGCAGATGGATTATAAACTTCTTACGGGTCAAATATCCCAGTACGAATACGATCTCGAGAAGGCTGGAGATGCTGCTGAGGTTGCGTTCCTAGGGAATATCAAGTTCGCAAAAGAAGCAGCGAAGGAAGCCGAGAATAATGTCAAGATGGTAGAAGCTCTCCTCGGAAATTATACCGAGGTTGGAAAGCTTGCTCTCTCGGATGCGGAGATCGAACGATTAAGACAATTACAACTTCAGAACGATCTAATCAGTAATAGCCTAGATCTCACCAGTAAGCAAAAAGGGGTTCATGCTGCGTTAATGATTCTTCAAAAATCTGTAACAGCAGAGGCCGCAGAGCAGAATCTCAATGTTAAAAAAGTAACCGTAGCTCAAGAAGAAGCGATTCGATTAGCTAAAGAAATGGTTACTCTCGAGAACGAACTCACGGAGGCTACTGAGGAAGCAGCGAACCAGAGTTCCAAGAGAGCGGATTCAGATGAGCGCGCAGTAGATGCGAAAGAGAAATACAATAAGCTCATGGAAGAAGCACTCGAGATGGGAGATGATCAAATCAAAGAATACGATCTCCAGAAGAAAATGGATAAGGCTCTCGCGGAAGCCTTCATCTCCGAAGAGGGGCGAAAGAAACTCGCAGCGAAGGAGCGCATCGAAGAGCAGATCGCAGATATGGAGATGCTGGGGATCGCTACTGGTAGAGAAGCAGAGGCCGCGATGGCTATCGAAGCCTTAAGGCATGATCAGAAAATCGAAAATCTTGATATCGAGATGGAGAAGGAAGAGGATCTCCAGAAGTTACGAGAAGAAGCAGCGATGAAGAATCTCGAATCTCTTCTCGAGTTCGGATCTGTAGCGATGGAGCTCGGGGAGAATCTGATTAAGAACTCCCAGCTCGAAATTGATATGAGCGATAAAAAATATCAAGAAATCGAGAAGATGAGTACCATCGAGCGCGAAGCATACGAGAAGAAGAAGAAGCAGCTCCGCGCGTTATTCATGTTCCAGAAGGGAATGTCGATGGCTGAAGTCGCGATGAAAACCGCAGAGGCCATTATCGCAGCTCAGAAACTTCCGGTTCCTTTTAACTTTATCCAGATGGGGATCGCTACTGGTATTGGGGCCGCTCAGCTCGGAGTCGTTATGTCTCAGCAGATGCCTTCCTTCCATATGGGGGGACTCGCTCAGGATGAATCTACCGCTCGAGTATTGAAAGGGGAAGCGGTTCTCGATAGAGCTACAGTAAGAAGAATCGGAGGAGAGCAAGGGGTTCGAAATCTCCAGCAGGGAGGCTCGAACGGATCTCAAACCGTAGTAATCCAACCATTCAAGCACTTTGGAAGATTCGCGAAGGATCTCGGAATCTCATCTCCTAAACTCCAAGGCATCAGAGGATATTAAGATGGCAAATATAACTCCAGACAATATGAGAGGGATTCTCATCCCGTATATCGGAATCAAGAAGAGCGCGTTATGGGATGCTCAATCGAACTATACTCAAGCGAATCCCCGAAGCGGTATCCCCGAAGCGCAGAATATCGGAACCGGACTCGTATTGGGAGCGATCGGTTCTCAGGGTGAAGATATCGAAGTGGAAACCATCGAGGGAGGGATACCAGGAGAAGCGCAGTTCGTATGGAGAGGAGAGGATTCGATCGATCTTGGACAGGATGCGAATAATATCGTAACCGAATCGGGATACTGGAAGTATAGCGCGAGCTCTACTACCGGAGTATACTTCTATTCGGATTGTGTATCGGATCCCGAGGGTCGTTTATGGGTAGTATCGGAGCGAGTTCGATTGGGAACTACTTACTCCATTCAACTCCATAGACAAGAGAAGAACGGTTCCATAACTCTCGTAGAAACGTTCGTAACTCAGAGCGGAGTATTCACTACGCGAGGCCTTCCATGCATTACGAGAACGCAGGATGGAGCTCTTCTCGTAGCCTTCTTCCAGTACGTAACTCAAGGAGAAGTGAATATCATCATCGAGCGAAGCATCGATAATGGGGATACGTGGAAGCGCATCTCGAACCGAGGATTAAGAACTTCGATTGATACTTCAGATGCAGATCCTCAAAAAATGCGAATGGTGAATATTGATTCGAGCGTGGTTCTCTTCATCGAAGCGGTTACCAGTAATCGAAACTCCGTTTATCAGTACGTATCTCGAGATGGAGGGAGCTCCTTCCAGCTTCAGGATAAACGATCTCAGATCTCCGAAGGAGACTTCCACGAACCATCCCCGATCGCTCTTCCAGATGCTTCGCTCGGATTGGCTTGGGTGGATTCGAACGCGGATCTCAAGTGGACCAGAATACCGAATGCAGGGATCCGAGCTACTTCTAACGATTGGAGAGATATCCGAGAGGAAACTATCGAATCCTCGCTAAACTATGGAAATATCGTATCGGGGATCTTGGAAGATGGGAACGTATGCTCATTCTATAAAGATGGAAAGATCTACGTAGTCGCTCAAGAGTACGGAGATGGTCGGTTATTAATGTTCTACTCGGATGATCTCGGGGAGAATTGGGAGCGTGCTACTTCGGGAGGAGGAGTTATCGAAGATGCAGTTATCTCCGATTATGGTTCGAACTCAGATCGATTAACCGCGCTCTCCGCATGCGTTCACGAAGGAAGAGCGAAGATCTTCGCTCATAATACGAACTCGGTGTGGTATCTCGCGCTCTCCGGGTTCTCTACCTTCAACTATCCGAAGCGATTAGAGCAGCCTTCCAGATCTCAATATATGAGATGGGATTCTACCTATATTCCGGTGATGCTCCCTGCTACTTCCTCTCAGTATACAACTACTGGAGCGGGTACTCAGCAGCTCGATAGCGAAGGCCTCAAGCTTGATACGAGCGGAAATATTCGCGAATACCGATACACTCATTCTGGGAACTACTTCTCGGAAGGTCAGGTTATCCGATTGAGATTACAAGTAGATCAGAATACGAGCGTAGCATCCGATTATATTGGATTCAGAGTATCGCAGGATGATCTCACTACGAATAGCGCAGAGTTAATCCTTCGATTCTCCGAAACTACGATCCAAGTACGAGATAACTCTGGGATTAAGGCTACCATCTCTCATGATATGACAGTATCCACGGAGATCGTTATCGTATGGAACGATACGAACGCGAAGATCTACTATCGAACTGCAGATCTCGGAAGTAGTAAGAAATGGAACCTCCAATCCATCTCCAGCATCGCGAAGATCGCTACGGGATTGGGGAACCGAATCGAATGGGGCCATAGAGCATTCTCCGGAGTTACCCAGTATATCTCTCACTGGCAAGAAGTGAGCATCTCGAGCGGAGAGCAGGCTGGATTATATGATACCTCCCTTCGAGGAGCTCTCTATCCGAACTATGGGGAATATATCTATCTCGATGGAGGCCTCAATATAACCGCGAAGGATTCTCCAGCTCGCGGAGAAGATATTTACACCATCCAAGCTCGATACGATTATCCCATCGATAATATCTTCCATCAAATCTCTCTCTCTCCTCGGATTACGTGGAGATCTCAAAATGACACTGCTACGAATCGAATCCCTCTCCTCATGGATGAGAACGTAGGGAGCGCGGTTAAATCGATGGGGTTATCGGATGTTCTCGGATTGTACTTGGGGAATATCAACTTCCAGAAGTTCGATCTCCTATCATGGAACGGATCCGCTTGGGATATTCTAGCCTCCATCGATACTGCTGGAGACTTCGCTGGAGATTACACTCTCCGAGGAGCTACGATCGTTCCGAATGGGGTAGCGAATGACTTCTATCTTCATTATGGAGAGGTCGTAGGATGGAGAGCGAAGTTATCCGTAGGAGAAGATACGGAAGTAATGGTTAAGATCGTACAGAATAGCGAAGGCCTCTGGGGAGATAATACGGACTCGAAGCAAGCGGTTCTCGTATATGATACGAAGTTAACGGATCCTGCTACCATTCCAGCTACTGGGAAGATTGAGTTAATCCCTCCGAGTATAACCTTCACGAAGGCGAGGCTCGATGGAGTCAACTTGGGAACCCGAGCTCTCGCGATCTCCATTCCTCCTCAAGCTACTCTCGAGGGATACTTCCAGATCGGATCGATGCTTATGGGTTCGATCGCGTTCCCAGCTCCTCAATATCAGAGAGGCCGGGTTATCTCTTACGAACCGAATATCCAAACCGAGACTACCTTGGATGGAATGTTCTTTGCTCGTAAGATGAGCGAAGGCCGTAGAACTGTATCGATCGCGTGGACCGAACCGATCGATACTACTCGATTATATGAGAGAGCTCCCGATTACTGGCAAATGAGCAGCTCTTCCGGAGCTCTTCCGGTAGGAAACTATGGGGATGCTCCCTTCCTCATGCAAGGGATAGTTCGATATCTCCAAAATAGGCTCCCAATCGTTTATCTCCCTCTCATCAAGAAGGGAACCGATGAGCAGCTTCAGAATCGATTATACGATCATCTCCTCTGTAGAACTACCGGAGCGATCTCCATCGAGTCCGTACTGGGAGAAGAGCTGGAGAATGAGTTATTCCGAGTCTCTACTATGAACCTCGAGGAGATTGAGTAATGGATTCGATTAAGCGCAGCGAGATTCTCCAAGGGGATATCTGCTTCCTATTAGAGATCGATTATTATGGAACCCCATATCGATTCTCTACCATCCCGATACAGATCGAAGATATCGCGGAGAATCAGGTTATCCCATATCGAGGAGGCCTCTCCGATCCCGATGTCAATCTCCAATCTCAGAGAGTCGGAGTAGATCTGGAAGCGAATACGATCTCTCTGGAGCTGGTATTCGAAGAAGTAGACTGGATCCGAGAATGGAAGCGAGGGAGAACTCTTAACGATTCTCCCTGCGAGCTCTCGATGGTAATCGTATTCGAAGGGAAAACGAGCTTCACCATCCAAGATCGAATCGGGATATTCAAAGGAAGAGTTCTCGATGCCATCTTCGGAGATCCCGCAGCTCAGATGGGATCTATCTCCTTCTCCATCGAGAATAGTACGAATATTCGAGATATCAAGCTCGTAGGAACTCACCATATCATCAGAGAAGAGGAGTTCTCAATAGGGATTATCGAACAATCGAAAGGGAAAGTAGTACCATTCGTATTCGGAGATCTGGGAATCGCTACGCTGGAGACTCGAGATGGGGATCTCACTACGGAGAATCAGATCCCTACCTCTCCAGCCTATCAAGCGGGAGGAACTCCAACTCTCCTCACGCAGTACTTTCTCGTAGCCTATCACGAAGTAATCGGAGGGAAGGTTCGCGTATATGATGGGAACGGAGGGAATATGGTTAACCTCGTTCGATCTTTGGTAGATTCTCGAGGAAAAACTCTCTCGTATGTTCCTTATTACATTACAGGAGTAGGAACTCCAGAGGGAACGAATATCGAGGATAATGGGTTCCAGCTCTCCTCTCCGGAGCTCTCCTTCGGGTATTATGCTTCTTGGGGAGAATCTAACGGAGCGCATCCGAATCCCTTCTCGAATGGTTCTCTCAAGTCCGCAGTAGATCTATCTCTATTCGTTCTCCAGCTCTCGGGGTTGGATTATGATATCGGAGCGTGGAGAGGCCTCGAGGGAGTTCTCAATCGATACAAGTTCTCCGGGTACGTTAACGATCTGGAAGTCTCCGCTCTCGATTGGATTCAGAATAATATATGGGAGTTACTCCCCATCGAGATCACGAATGGATCGAAGGGAATAAAACCGAATCTCGATCTCTATATGTACTCTCAAACCATCGAACCTACTCATTATCTCTATGACTCCGGAGAGCTAGAAATCATCTCTCCATTAACTCCGCTCGAGCAAGATATATACAATAAAATAACGGTTCGATTCGGATACGAAGGGAATCAAGGGAACTACCGCTCGAAGGTAATCATCGATCCGGATGCTACTGAGGAGATCGGATTAACGTATACGGATGCGCTCGCGGAGATCTCCTTCTCCAGATATGGCCTTCGTGAACTGATTATCGAGGCTCCGTTCGTATGGGATCTGGATACTGCAGTTCGAATCGCGAGAGATAAAATTCGATATCATGCTCTTCCAGGTTACGCGATAGAGATCTCTGCAGCTCCGAAATATGGATATTTGGATCTGGGAGATATTGTTTCTCTCACTTCGGAGAGAATCGGATACGATAATCATAAATGCCAAATCATGAGTAAATCATGGAGTAACAATCGATGGAGATTCATTCTCCAGCTCGAGGATAATCCTCTGGTGAACCTTCGAGATTAGAATTTGCCGATATTCAAAAAAATATCGGATAGGATAATAGCATGGTAACAGTATATTTAGATAGACAGCACTGCGGAAAGCCTTCGAAGCCTATGGATCGCGGAGCTACGGTTATGCCTTCTCCAGCCTTCGGGATGGGAATGGAGGCTATGTATACTGGATATCTATCTCTCCTATTGGAAGAGAAGCTCCTCGAGCTTGGGGCTACTGTTTTCTCCGTATCGGATGGAGAATATCGAGATAGGCATCGCAGAGTAAACGATATATCCAGTCAGTTCGAAGGGCCTCAAGTCTATCTCTCCCTCCATCTAAATGCAGGGAATGGAGATTACGCGAGCTTCTTCCATCATCATCTCAGCACGAAGGGAAAGGATCTCGCGGAGAAGATCGCAGCTCGGATGGAGAGTCATCAAGAGAAGTTTCCAGAGATTAAACGATATCTAGCGAAGGCCGCTAATCCCGATGATTGGACCAGAAACGCATATTACACCATCCGAGGAGTATCGGATCCTGTAGCGATATGCTGCGAACCTATGTTCATCGATACTCATCGCGAATACTTAACTCTCCCCCATCTCGAATCGATAGCTCATTCGATCGCGATAGGGATATTCGATTGGGTGCTATAATGGAAGAGAATCTAATCCATCTCATGCTCAACGGAGGAGCGAATATCGCGTTCGGTTTATTCCTCTATATGCAGAACAAAGAACTCCAAAGAAGAGCAGATGAGCGCGAAGAGAAGCAAGATCAAAAAGAGCAGAATCTTCGAGATCGATACGATAAGGTTATCGCGGATATGCAAGCGCGCGAAGATACCATTCGAAGAGAGCTGGTATCGGAGATTAATGATCTGGAGCGGAAGGTAACCACGCTCGAGACAAAAATAGAGCATATCTTCAAGATCGTAGATGAGATTAAGGCCCGGTTCGTAACGGTTCGATAATCTTCTGGATGCTCTCCTCAGGGAACAGATTAAAAGGCGCGCGCTTAAAAAAAGTAAGATCCTCTGGGGAATCATTATGAACCCAGAATTCACTCAGGAAGGGAACCATCCCTTCTATCGTGGTATACAGTAATCGCGTATCGATGATCCCCATATAGAGTCTCCCTTTATAGAGGAATCCTTCCATAGTGAGATCGGAGATGAGCTCTCCCTTCTCGATGGAGCTTAAGCGCGAAGCGATCTCCAATCCTCTCTCGGGGAATGCGCTCCTCCTATGTCTCATCGAGAAATGCTGCATCGGTTTGCTCTTCCATAGTCGAGCGGAGATGGTTTTCTCTTCTCCGTTGAACTGGTAGAGATAATCTATTCCATTATCGGTATCGATGCTCATTCCGAGAGTAGACTTCCAAGTACCGGGATACTGCTTCGCGAGGGTTGGAACCACGAATCCAAACCATAACCGATCCGATTCTTTTAATCTGAATTGCGTACTCATATCGATATCTCCGAGATGAGAGCAGTATAACCGAAAAAAGATGCATTATTTTATATTTTTTTCTTGCATAGTATATAAAACTATAGTAAACATATATATATCCAATGAGGATATAAAAACAACGAGGTACAAAATGATCTATTCAGATGGGCAAAATCAATTCAAAGTAGATTGGACACAGAGCAAGCGCAAGAGCGGAACTACTCGGAGAGTATACGTTCAACGATTAGCAGCTCCAGAGCGAGAGAACGGAACCACAGTTCGCAAGTTCGTAGGAGATGCATTCTGCGGAGTGAACCTAACCAAGATCGGAAAAGCATGGAAGATCGAAGGCTATCAAGGTACGTTCAAGTGGGCTCAAGCTCTACAATATGCAGTCAATATCGCAGTAATAAAGAATCTATCATAATCAAACCGGAGGGACCTTCGGGTTCCTCCTCATCTAACGAGGTACAAAATGACAAAAATACAACTATTGAGAGCGAATATCGCGCAGCTCGAGGAGAAGGCCGTAGATGCCTATCTCGATAAGGACTTCGCAGAGCTCAAGCGAATCGGGAATATAATCCAAGTAAACCAAATAATGATCAAACAACTACAAGAAGAAGAGGCCAAAAATGACAAGAAGAACAGCTAAACAAATCGGGAAGAACATCGGATTCGGATTCGTGGTACTGGGAGCGGTTATGCTCTGGTTCCCTATGTTTCACGCGCTCAATGCGATCGCAGTAGCTATTATGGGAGGTATCCAATGAGTTACAGAAGAACATATATACGCAGAAATGGGAGAACCCAATATCGAGAGAACTCAGGACAGCGAAGAGATGAGCAGAGATTCGATATTAATGGGGATTCTGGAGTAGTATGTCGCTATTGGAGTCCGATCTATTGTCAATGGGTATGGGAAGCGCAGCTCATGAGAGAAGGATTAATCTATAAACGAGAATTCACTGGAGTAAATCCTCTCGAAGCGCAGCTCTGGTTATACTCGAAGCAGGATGCTCTCCAGAATCCTCAGTTCGCTCGAACTCTGGGAGAATATATAACCGATTCGAACTTCACTCATGAGGATCTAGCTTCTCTCTCAGATCTCACGAAGGCAACCATCGCGAAGTGGATCTCGGGAGAAATGTATCCGAATATCCCATCTCTGGTTAGAATATGTAAGATCATATTCGAGGATGAGTGGTTCGAGAAGTACGAAGAGCTATCTCAGATGATAGAACTGGAGCGATGATTATGGGATGGATACAAGTATATCAGGGGATTCTCCAAGGAACTCCGGTTCCGATGGGGAGGCCACGATTCACCAGAAGCGGAAGAGCATATACCGCGAAGAGCTCCAGAGAATATAAGAATGATCAGATCGCTTCTCTCATAGCAGCGAAAGGAGAGGACTGGGAGCCGCTCGAAGGGCCTCTCCGAGTGAATGTTACGTTCGTATCTCCTAGACCGAAGAGATTACTCCTGAAAGCTGGAGATACTCCAGAAGGGAGAATCTATAAGACCACGAAACCCGATATCGATAATCTGCTGAAGATGGTACTCGATATCATCACGCAGAGCGAGATATGGATCGATGATAATCGAGTAGTATGCATCTCCTGCGAGGATTACTATGCTTCGCGCTCGGAGGATCCTCATACGCTTTTCACGATTCTTGAATGGAGGGAGGATGGGTAACATTAATCTAAATCTCGGATGCTCTCTGGAAGCTATGAGAGAGATGGGAGATAACCAGTACGATCTCGCTATCGTGGATCCTCCGTATGGAGTGGACACGAAAAGCGCGTTCAATGGTTCCGGGAAACTTAAAAATAGAACTCTCAATCGAGATACGAAGATCGATCGATGGGATACCGCTCCTCCTCCAGAATACTTCTCGGAGCTCTTGCGAGTGAGTAAAGAGCAGATCATATGGGGAGGAAACTACTTTGATCTTCCTCCTACTCGATGCGTTATAGCTTGGGATAAGATCCAACCATGGGAAAATTTCTCAGGGTGGGAGATGGCTTGGACTTCGTATAATAAACCAGCTCCGATATTCCGATTCGATAATCGAACGAAGGGAAAGATCCATCCTACCCAGAAGCCTATCCAGCTCTATAGATGGCTTCTCGATAAGTTCGCGAAGGAAGGGGATAAGATACTGGATACTCATCTCGGATCGGGAAGTATCGCGCTCGCTTGTTATGATGCTGGATATTCTCTGGATGCTTGGGAGATCGATCCCGATTACCATTCGAGAGCGGTAGCGAGATTCGAGAAGCATTCCAGACAGCTCAGATTATTCGGAGGAGATGATGGATAAGAGATTCAAGATATCATTATTCTCCAATCGATACGCGAGAATCCCCATCTCTCATGAGGTATCCAGGAGAGATCTTGGGAGAGGCCTTCTGATGCCTGCAGTACCATATCCAGTTACGCAGAAGAATACTCTCCCTCTCTGGAGTCCTACGATCTTCGATGGGAGTAGATCTGGAGCGAACGCGCGGTTCATCTCTTGCCTTGTATTCGATATGGATGATGGAACGGATATAGCATTCCATAACAATTTCTTGGATTATGATTATCTCTTCCATACTTCCTTTTCCCATACTGAATCCCATCACAAATATCGAGTAATCCTTCCTCTGGAGAATCCTATCCCTGCTCAGGATTGGAAGAGAGCAGCGAAGGCCGCGAAGGAATTCTGGGATCTCATCATCGCAGTAGGAGAACCGGATTCGAATGCTCTTACGGACTGCGCTCGAATGTATTATCGATTCGCGCATCCGGATTATAATGGAGCTGCTGAGGTTCATGAGGTATTCGATAATCATACTGGGAACTACTTCGATCTCGATTACTCCCATATTCCAATCGAGCCTCCAAAGATCGTTCGAAGATACCAGAGATGGACTTCGAGGAAAGAAGGACAAAAAATGGGCATCGAGGCTCTATTCCATAATCCAGAATTTAGAATGGGAGTAGCGAATAAAGCTGGAGCGAATATCGAGGGAAATATGGCTCGCGGTATCCGTTGCCCAGGTTGCGGAGAGAATGAGGTTTACTTCTCTATCGATCCCTCGCTTCCTCACGCGGTTTTATGGCCTCACTGTAACCGCGCGAATAACTGTAGATGGTGGGGTAAACTGGAGGATCTGTTATGAGAATGCCGAAAACCTTAACCCCTTGGGGAATGAGAATATTCAGATATATCGAAGTCCGTAAATGGAATCTCGATATCCTCGAGGATAAATCAGGAATCCCGAAGAGTACGATACTTCGATGGATGCAGGGAAGAACTCTTCCTCGCTTGGATTCGTGGATCGTGTTATGCGATGCTCTCGCGAGTAATGAACAGGACTTCGATCAAATCATTAAGTCAACTATGGAGTCGATAGTAGAATACCAGCTCGCTACTACTCGATATAGACGAAGAGCTGAAAAACAACTTAAATAACCGAATAATCAGAGGTACAAAATGCATTATTCAAAATGGGCAACTACAAAAATACGACAAATCGGAAAGAGCGTTACTTCGTTCGTAGTAGAGAATGGATTGGGTCAAGGTACATTCAATACCGCGAAAAGATTCGATCCCACGAGCGCGAATCTAGTGATATTCTGTGAGATAATCAATGAGAAGCAGGGAGGAGATAAAGAGAACTTCCACGCGCTCTTATTGGAGGCTCTCAAGTCTACGAGAGCATATCATCACGCAGTAGAACGAATCGAGGCAAGTAAAAAATGAATGAGAATATGAGAAAACTACTCCAGCTCGCATCCGAGATGGGGATCGATGCAGAATATAAACACGCTCCAGAGGGAGCAGATATCGATACGTGGGATATGCTGGAGAAGCCTTCTCCGCAGTATGATCGGGAAGGGAACCTCAAGAGAGCGATCAAACCATTCGCGAATCGGAATAACCTCGCGGTAATACTGGAGAATGATCCCGAGTTCACTTCGCTATGTTTCAATGACCACGCGAATAAGATTAAGTGGAACGGAGAAGAGCTCTGGGATCCGCATCTCGAGGATATTGGGTTGCACGTGGAGAGATGCTACCGGATTAAGTACCCATCTCACGATATTAAACGAGCGGTTCTACGCGTAGCCTATCAGAATATCGAGGAACCGATCAAAGATTACTTGAATGGCCTCAAGTGGGATGGAACGAACCGAATCGATGATCTCTTCGAAACTGTATTCCGCGCTCAGATGATACCAGGTTCTCACCAGCTCATTAGAGAAATGAGTAGAAAGTGGGTTCTCTCTCTGGTAGCTCGAATCATCTATCCGGGTTGCAAGATGGATACCTTCCTCGTTCTCTGCGGAGAGAAGGGATTGGGAAAATCTACCGCGTTGAAAACTCTCATCGGAGAGGAGTGGTTCGCAGATTCTCCGCTCGATATCTCGAAGAAGGATTCTCTCGAGCTGATTCATTCCTCCGAGACTTGGTTATGGGAACTCGCGGAGCTCCATTCGCTCCAAGGGAGAACCGCGGATAACTTCAAGGCCTTCATATCGAGCGCATCCGATAAGTTTAGGCCTTCATATCAGCAGTTCCCGAAGAGCTATCTCCGGAGAGTCGTATTCGCTGGAACCTCGAATAACTATCAGTTCCTAAGCGATGGACCAGAGAGAAGAGTATGGCCTATCACGTGCACGGGATCGATCGATACGGAATATCTGAGAACTTGGCGAGATCAAATATTCGCTGAGGCTATGATGGCTCTCAGAGATAGAGAGATATGGCATCTCGAGCGCGATTCTCAAGCGATGCTCTCCCATCTCCAGCAGGCATATATCATCGATGATCCGTGGGCTCTCAAGGTCCGAGAAGCGATCGTTCAAGGGAAGAACACTACTTCCGAGATTATGACTTATATCGAGCTCCCAGTATCTCAACAGCATT